ATATTTTGAAGCAGCTATTTGATATTGTGCATATCGTAAAGCCTGGCTACGTCTTGTAACACCTTTTAAGTCTAATGTTGAAATGTTTTCGTGTTGGTTTTTGGGATTACCCTCGTTACTACCGTCATGATCTACTCTCACAGTCTCACGCTTATAATGGTTAGTGGGATCTATATAACTAACATCAACTCCTGATAAAATTTCACTTTCTTTGTTTCCTGATATTGAAAAAGAGCCTTTTTTAATATTTGCCTCTGTAAAACTCATAACAGGAAATTCATCTGGCATGTCAACAGATAAAGTTAGTTTACCCATAGAGTATACTACCGCACCTCTGAAGGAGGCAGCTAAGTTATTTATCAAATCTAATATTTGATTTTGGTCAGCAATAGTGACATCCATTGTAAAACGACGCTGTTTAATTTTTGTTCCAATATCTAATCCAACTTGATTATTTTTTACTTCACCAGCAGTATCATTTATAGCCCCTCCAGGATCAAAAAGGCCACGAGGCTTGGACCTAAAAGAGCCATCGGCTAAAGCATCAACGCCTGTAAATTTACCTGTTATTTCATCACAAGCATCACAGTACTGAGCTACCTGATAAAACTTATATTTATCAATGTTTTTCTCATCAATTCCTACACCATAAGTTTTATTTGTTAGAATGTCATAAATAATCCAAACAGGGTTTTGTGTCCAAGAATAAACAAATGTGCCATCCCATGTTCCTACGTATATTTGAGGGTCAGCGATTGTGAGTTTAGTGCCAGCACCTGGTTTTTGTAAAGAATAACCGCTGATTGTCTCACGATTATCTGGTACTTCAACCTCTCGCCAGTCAATCTGTCCATCTTCCAAAACAGGTTGATTGTAGTTGGAGGGAACCTTAACTAAAAGTCCTTTGATTAATGACGTAAAAGTTGGAACACCGCCTTGGTGTTCATCAATCGCTTTAAGGGCGTAGCCAATCACAGCTGTTCTTGGATAGGCTTGTTTTGAATTGTTAATCTCATTCCAACCCATGGCTTGAACAACTTCTTGTATTTTAGAAGAGTCATTGTCATTTGAAACTTTTGTTATGGTGAAGAGATAACCATTATTGCTGCGTTTATCTTCAGGAATATTGACTGTAACAGTAAAAGTAAATGGAGTATTCGTCTTACCAGTAACTTTTTTTGTTTTTTCAAGAATAAAATCATTACCCGGAGACCCACTTAATGGGTTTGTTTGGACTAAAATTTTTATTCTGATTGAGTGCTCTAATATATTACCCTTTTCATCAACTTTTTGCAAAGTAGGTATTTTAAATCTAAATTTCAGTGAATCCCAAGCAAAAGCACTGGTTTCTTGTAGAGTGACACCTTGAGCAGGTACTCCCGCTAAGTTACCTTTTTTGAGAGAAACGGGAGACGCAAATGATTGGGGAGTTACAGATGATTCACCAAAAAGATTTAAAGGGCCTTGGGTAGTAGTGCCTGTTGTTGAAAGAGTTTTAAACTTATCAGTTTTTTCAGTACCGTCTCCGTCAATTTTGATTAGATCAAGCACTGCTCCGTCATTAATCTCAATATCTTGAGGTCCGTTTGGGTTAACACGGTAGATTGGACCTTCACCCAGTCCCACGGTTATAAATAAGATATCAGTTGAAAACAGGCTGTTAGGGGCTTCAGTCGTAGCACCGCCACCGCCGCCTTTTCCGCCTTTAGCTCCACCAATTAAAGGTAGAGATATGTTCTGATAATTAGTGTATTGTTTATTCAAAGAAATCTTCCACCTTTACAACAGTAGACTTACCGTGATCTTCTGTATCGATATAGCCGCTTAACAAATGACCAGAAACTCTCATCAAGCCATAATGAAGAGCGATTGAAGTTCCAGACTGAGTTGAATTTTTAAGAGAGCCAAACATACCATTTTGTCTTGTAGTAGACTCCTCTTGAACATCATTTTTCGGTTTCTTAGTAAACATACTACTAATAAAGCTCATGGCTAAGTTGCCTAATAATGAAGTAGCAAAAGAAGGAAGTTTTGCGAATGCAGAAAAGAATCCTCCACTACCGGCAGAGGTAGAGGCAGCTGTTCCTGCCATGCTGGTTGTACCAGCAGGAATGCCTGTAGCTGCAATAGTAGTACCAGTGGCACCTGCACCAGCAAAGATAGCAGGACCAGCTATAAGAGCAAACGCTGCTAATATAAACAATCCTCGTTTGCCACCACCACCAGCTACGATAGGTGCAAGATAAACTGTTTCATCTTCTTTAAATGTTTTAATATGAAAAGCATCTCTACCTATTACTCTCATTTTTTCATCAACAAATGCAAACGATTCTTCGGCGTCATTTGATTCAATCTGTTTCATATATTTTCTGAAACGAGGATGAACACCTTCTAAATAGTATAAAATATCATTTGGAACATCCGCATCAAAACGATACGATGAAGCGTCAAAAAATTTACTAAAAGATGAATGAACCTTTAAATTAATTAACAATGTGTTCTTCCTTAAATTCGTCAAATAATAATGCGTCTACTTTATGATTCAACCAATAGATAAAAAATTTATTATTAAATCCTACCAAAAATTTATACTCTTGGAAAGCTGCACTTACTTTATCTTCTTTACTTGGTATAGGATTTTCTTCTCCGGGATGTGAATGAAAAATACCCCAGATATTACCATCATTTTTAATTAAATCTGCTGGATCTAAAATGAATGAATTTTTTGGTTGGTCAGAAATATTCATGCAAGGAACATATTCAAAATCTTTAGTAACAATTCCTACACACTCCAAAGGATACTCTTGCATTGCGTGAGCATTCATACTTTGTTTCAATCGTTCAAATTTTTCCATCTGTATATACCTGTTGTGTATTGTTTATAATAATTGCCATAGGGAGATATCCAACTAAGATGCTTATCCATGATATGTAAAACTTTATTATCATCTACATACATAGCACAGTGGTTAGGCACATTAGTTGAACCAATGCTCATAACTACAATATCATATATTTTTAATTCAGTAACTTTAATAAAACCATTATCAGGATTATTAAATTCATCTAAAAAACTCTCATTGGTTTTATTGTACCAATCTGCATCAACAATGTTACAAAAAGTTGATGTTAGCACTTTTACATTTGCTGAAAGTTGTTGCTTAAGAATCAAGGCACATAAATTAAAACAGTCTATACCTGTTTTAGGGTCATTACCTAAATGTCGGAAAGGAAGTCCTGTGTATATATCATACCATTTTTTCATGTCTGTAAATAGCATGAATAGATTCTACCCACTCACCAGATAGAGTGTCTATTCTAGAAGCTCTCCCCTCTTCGATATGTAACATTTTAGTTGGTTTTAGAAACATGCCAAAATGAATAATTAATTTTTTAGACCTAAAAGCCATTACATCATAGTCTTGAGCATCCGTCAAATTAACTTTTATAGCACACTTAGATGCCCATTCATCAATGTTATCAGGAGAAAATTGTTTCATCCAATTTGCTGATTTATCATAGGAAGGTAAGGGGAAATCTATTTCTAACTCATTTTGATAAAAATGTCTTATAATTTCAATACAGTCAACAACACCGTATTCGTGCTGAAGTCCTAAATATTTTTGTACCATGTTGCAAACTCTGGAAAAACTGATTCAAATGATTCGTTTCTTAACAAATCAAGTCTTGTTTGTTCTCTTTTGAAGTCCGTTAGTAAATGTGAATCATCTTTATTTTTCATAAACATCAACCAGCTTTTAATTTGTTCAAGATCATGACCAGTCAAAATTTCTTTGTAATCTGTACAAAACTTTTTATACATTTTGATGATCTTTTCTTTTGATTCATGAGGAATACAGGTAACACTTAAAAAAGGAGGTTCTATCAAGGTTGTTCCAAAATAATTAAATTTGTGTTTTTTACACCACAGAATTAAATTAGGCATTGACGTTATACTGTAGATGTTAATTACAGAACTTATGGTTGTGATGTATTTCTTAAAATAAATAGCGTTTTCTTCAAAATCTTCCCATTTCAATTCTTTCCTTGAATACTCAACCTTGGCTCCAAAACCCTCTACGCTTGGCCACAGAGAAACGCTCTTAAACATTGACCACAAATTTTTCAAATCATGCTTTTTATATTTTTTATAACTAAGATTAGTATTATATTGAAGATTGATATTTTTGCAATACCCTGAAGCAATCAGCATGTCTAATAGCTTATAATGACCGTCTTGAATGAAGGGTTCTCCTCCAGCAAAGTATACATCTTCAAGGTAAGGTATGAAATGTGGTAAATTATCCCAAAGTTTATCATTATCAGTGTAATAGTCAATTACGTTATTATAGGATGATTCGTGGGCATCTCTGTACCAACTTGTAGAAGCATAAGGACCGCACATTCTACACCTAAAGTTACACAAATTTCCAAATCTGATATCTAAGTAGGAAGGCTTATTATCAACTGATCCATCTTCGTTTGTCAGCTGTTGTAGGTGGCTTTTTTGCGAAAACCTTTTATTAACTTGTTGTCTATTACTAATACTTCCTAAATCTTCTTTATCATAACAAGCAATTTTGCACTCACTTGGAATTTTATTATTCAAAAAGGCTTTACGAATAGACTTGTAACCTTGCCCATTCCATATTTCATCTAAAGATTGTTGAGAATTGCCTAATGGATAACTTGTATCAGCACTAAATTCAGCGTGACAACAAACATGAAAATTTCCGCTTAAACTACCATACATGTGCATCCAAGGAAGGATGCAGCCTTTAACCGGCAGGTACTGTTCTTCCTGTTGCAGGGAACCCTCCAAAATGTATTTGGTTGTTTCTAATGGTACAAGCTATAATATTCTTACCACAAACATCCCCTGACGCATCTGCCGCAGTTTGGTTATCGGCTCCAATTGGATTTGCATTAGCACTTACTTGAGGATTAGTGCCTGGTATAACACCACCTCCTGGACCAGGGTACTGACACTCTTCGCCTTTATACACCCATTGACATGTATTTTTGTAGAATTTTCTTTTTGGAGTAACTGTTTTAAAATACTGTAACCAAGATACCAACCCAAACTCCCCAACATCATTATTCATACTCTCAAGTTGGTCTATCTTAAATATGTCTTCAATAAAAGAGTCTTGATCTCTATCTGCATTTATAATGTAGATTGGGTCTCCAAAGGACGTATCATTATCTAACTCATTGCTTAAAAACAGAAATCTATTTTCTTCAATAGACTGGATAGTAGCCTCAGTAGTTCCTTTTGAAGAGCGCACATTATCTCCAACTCTGTAAGGTAGAGAATTATATACCTCTATAACATTTGCAGTCTGAAACTTTACAGTGCTATATTCAGGCCAATGATCCAAGAAATTAGCAAAAGTTGTTTTGATTCGTACTACACCACCTAATAAGTCTCTTGTGTCTTTTTTATCTTCTCTCCATGTTCCGCCAACTAAGTCAGTCTGAGTTTTTGTAAATGAAGCGTTTGCTTGACCGTAAATACCTACAACAGTAGCATCATACGCTAATCCATTTGCCCTTGCCCGAGTTAGGACATCAAAACCTTCAGTTCCGGCAGAACCAAAATCCGCAGGAGTAGCATCAATAGTTCTTGGATCAATTCCGTGTACTAACTCTCCATTAACAATTGCTTGACAAGCATTTGACGTGTTATTACCAACTAAGAAAGGGTCTTCAATTAAGGCTGTAAGTATATTATCAAAATTAAATACAGTTAAATTTAACTCAGATATTTTACCATCATTACTCTGCTCAATAGATGAAAAGTTAACAGGAAAAGGTAGATAACTGGTGCCAGCATAAGTAACATTGTATGATAAATCTGAGATGAAGTCGCCTCGGACGTCAGCAAAACGAATAGGAAAAGATACGGGATAGGCTCTACCAGCTCCCTCACCTCCAGGATTTCCTGCCTCATTAGGAGGAAACCACTCACCGGGGTAGAATATTTCGTATAGCCTTACTATTGGATTCTGTTGAAAAGCATTCTTTTCAGCAAAGAAACCACTTGGAGCAGTAGCAGTAATATTAGCAGTTGCGGTTGTGACATTCCCACTAAACACGTTTGGAGTAAAAGTATCAGCTTGTGTTAGCTTACCAGCATCACTACCAGAGATTGTGATTGTATTAGAATGAAGTGATTCAGAACTGGAAAACTTCAACAATGTGTTGTTTAGCTTGACTTTAAGAGTATTAGCTGATGTATCAACATTAGCGATTACTCCTGTTGCTAAAGAGGTATTACCTATTACAACATTAAATGCTTCAAAATTAGAAGCATTATCGACAGTCAAAATTACATCATAGTTTCTGGATGACATTAGTCATATACCTCTTGTAGATTGAATTGAACTGTATAAAAATTTTGAGTTAAGTTTGGTCCTGTAGATAACACTTGATTAATTTTTAAAGGACCGTCAAATCTTGTTGTAATTGTGCCTGATTCGTTAATATGTGATAGGTCAAAAGAAAATGCTTGGAACTCTCCACTTCTTGCGGTGTAAAAATCTTCAATCGCAGTTTTTTCAATACCTGTCACATTAGTATAAGATATATTATATTTACGCTTTGCACGACGGGAACGCAAGCGACGTTTTTCATAGCCTGATTGAGATTCAAACTTGATGGCATCAAATGCTCTTTCAGAAGTGATCCCTCTATCAGGTTTTCTGTCAGCCATTGAACTAAATCTGTCAAGGGACGTAACTTCTGAATCAAAAATTCTAATTGATAATTTATCACCTTGATCAATTGATCCTAAAGGAGCACCAGAAATTATAGTGGCTTGATAATTAGCAGTCGGCACCAATGGTTGAATAGATGCCCCTCTGTAACGAGCTGATTTTGCAAATCTCATAAAGTTCATTGTTGCATCAAGAGTGCTGACTAAAGCATTAGCGTTTCCAATTTCAATCGGACCGGCAGGAGTAGCATTTGCAACAAAACCAGTGTGATCTACTAAAACATTATTTACATACAATCTGAGATTTTGAGCATTGTGCTCATAAGAAACAGCAACGTGGTAGTTAGAGAGTGCGTTAACGTTTCCTCCACGTACCTGAGTGCTCAAACCAAACGAATTAACATAGAATACCACATTCGTATCTTTATCAACAAAAAACTCATAATAGTTATCATTATTTACATAACGTGTAAGTAAAGCTTGATTACTTCCAAAAGCATCTGTAGACAGTCTAAACTCTGTATCTATAGTAAAGTTTTCATTATGAATGTCAAACGCAGGGTCAGATGGTACAGTCAAAAAATTAGTGCCAGCAAAATTATAGGCTGAACCAAAAGCATATGATCCAGAACCTTCAGCAGTGACTGTTCTTGCTTCAGGGCTTTCGTCTGTTAAGTTAGAATTGAAGTTGAGAATAAGTTTAGACGCAGTGTTATCACCAATATCAATACCCTGATTGCCTAAGAGTACAGATGGAAAAGTATATGCTGATGGATCTTGAAACACACCGTTTAAGAATACTAAAAACTCGCCAGAGGTGCCAACATTTGCACTTGCAGGAAAAGCAAACGACTCTGTGTTGGCATTCAACAAATAAGTGTTAGAAGAAACAGTTTTTGGAGTCGAATTAGAATAGTCGATAGACACAATTTGTGGAAATGATTTTGTTAGCCTAAAACGATCTGGTATTGAAATAGCTTTGAGAGTCAAGTTTGATGCATCAGGAGCTACTAAAAAAGATGCAGTGGCTCCGCCATTTGATACAGAATAGCTATCCGTTTCTTGCGTAATACCGTCAATGATAGCAAGGACTTCTCCTCTATGTGCTACAGCGGTGCTAAGATTAAAATCTGTACGAGAGGATCCAGTATTAGTATATGTTACATCTGATATTACAGGAAACGCAGTTATTGATACCGTTGCGTCATCAGGATAAGTTGCCATTACTGTGCTTCGCCTCCTCTCATTGCTCTACGAATTGGTCCATTAGTTCTTAAATCTCTTAGTACAATATCAACAACCATTTTATCACCATCAAACTTCGGTGGA